ATATAATCCTGGTAAAATTCAAAGAGACAAACTTTATACGGAAAGAATCAATCCGGTAATTACTGCTCGTGGACAAGGTACAATTTTATTTGGTGACAAGACTTCCTTTGGTAAGTCTTCTGCATTCGATAGAATTAATGTTCGTCGTCTATTCATCTATCTCGAAAATGCAATCTCTGCAGCTGCAAGAGATCAATTGTTCGAATTTAATGATGAAATCACGAGGACTAACTTTGTGAACATTGTTGAACCTTTCCTGAGAGACGTTCAATCTAAGAGAGGAATCTTTGACTTCGTTGTTATTTGCGACCAAACAAATAACACTGCTGCAGTTATTGATAATAATGAATTTGTTGCAGATATTTACATCAAACCTTCAAAGTCTATAAACTTCATTGGTCTGACATTTATCTCTACAAGAACTGGAGTATCATTTGAAGAGGTAATTGGAAACGTTTAATTAAGTAAAATAGAGGTTATTAAATTTAAAAGAGGTTAAAATCCATGGCAACAAAAAACCAGTTCAATCCACCACCACTTAGAAAAATAACTGACTTTAAAAGTCAGTTAACTGGTGGCGGTTCTAGAAGTAATCTTTTCGAATGTGTTCTTTCTTTCCCGGATATTGCACAAGTTGAAAATGATGTTCTGAATAAGTCTAGATTTCTAGTAAAGGCAGCAAATCTACCCGCATCAAATGTTGCTTTTATTGATGTTCCTTTTAGAGGAAGAACTTTAAAAGTTGCAGGTGATAGATCATTTGATAGTTGGACTATTACAGTTATTAATGACACTGATTTTGCAATTCGTTCTGCATTCGAAAATTGGATTAATAAAATTAATCGTGTTTCAGATGGAACCGGAGAACTTGATCCCAATAATTACACTTCCGATGCTTATGTGCATCAGTTAGATCGTAATGGTGAAACACTGAGATCATATCATTTCTATGATGTGTTCCCAACTTCAACTTCAGCAATTGCATTATCTTATGATCAAGGAAATTCAATCCAAGAGTTTTCTGTAGAACTGCAAGTCCTTTATTGGGAAGCTGTTAAGGGTGATTCTCCCGAATCAGGTGGCGCAAATATTAACTGATAAATAGTTAATATACGCAGTTCTTAATCATATACTATGGCCAAACTTTTTGGATTTTCTATTGATGATAACGTAAAAAAATCCCCATCTATTGTTTCCCCCGTACCTCCATCAAACGAGGACGGGGTTGATAATTATATTAGTAGCGGTTTTTATGGACAATTTGTTGATATTGAGGGGGTTTATCGTACAGAATATGATTTACTAAAAAGATATAGAGAGATGGCACTACACCCAGAGTGTGATGGTGCTATCGAAGATGTTGTTAATGAAGCAATAGTGAGTGATCTTTACGATTCTCCAGTTGAAATTGAATTAACAAATTTAAATGCAACTGATAGATTAAAAACTATAATTAGAAACGAATTTAAAAATATTAAAGAGATCATGGACTTTGATAGAAAGTCTCATGAAATTTTTAGGAATTGGTACATTGATGGGAAATTATACTATCTAAAAGTTATTGATGAGAAAAGACCGCAAGATGGTATTCAGGAGATTAGATATATTGATCCTATGAGGATGAAGCATATAAAGCAGGAGAAGAAGGATAAAAAAGGACCTACTCCAGCATTTGTTCCAAACTCACAAAATGATATAAAGTTTCCAGAAACTGAAGAGTATTTTATCTATACTCCACCACAGAAATCAAACATTTATGGTGGTCACACTAAGAAAGGTGTGAAGATTATGAAAGATTCTGTTACATATTGCACTTCCGGATTAGTTGATAGGAATAAAGGAACTATTCTATCCTATCTGCATAAATCAATTAAAGCACTCAATCAACTTAGAATGATTGAGGATTCACTTGTAATTTATAGACTTTCTAGAGCACCAGAACGTAGAATTTTCTATATTGATGTTGGAAATCTTCCGAAGGTAAAGGCAGAACAATATCTTAAAGAGGTAATGAATCGTTATCGCAATAAACTTGCATATGATGCAACTACTGGCGAAGTTCGTGATGATCGTAAGTTTATGAGTATGATGGAAGATTTCTGGTTACCTCGGAGAGAAGGTGGACGAGGAACTGAAATTACGACTCTTCCTGGTGGACAAAATCTTGGCGAAATTACTGACATCAATTATTTCCAAAGAAAACTTTATAGATCATTGAATGTCCCAGAATCAAGAATTGCAGGATCTGGAGATGGATTTAATTTAGGAAGATCATCTGAAATTTTGAGAGACGAATTAAAATTTTCTAAGTTTGTAGGAAGACTTAGAAAGCGTTTTGCTGGTATGTTTAGTGACATGCTTCGCACACAATTACTTCTTAAAAATATCATTACTCCAGAAGACTGGAAGACGATGGAAGATCATATTCAATATGATTTTCTATATGATAATCAGTTTGCAGAACTTAAAGAGTCTGAAATGATTACAAACCGTCTCACTCTTGCTACTACAATTGAACCTTATTTGGGTAAATATTATTCTACCGAATATCTTCGTAAAAGAATTCTCAGACAAACTGATTCTGAGATTATTGAGATTGATATGCAAATTGATGATGAGATTGCAAAAGGCATTTTGCCCAATCCGAATGCACCAATTGATCCAAATACTGGACAACCAATTATGCAATCAATGCAAGATCCTGCAGAAATGGGCAATCAATTAGGAGAACTTCCAGAAGATCCTACTGATCCAGAATCTTTTGGAGTGTAAGAAAACTAAAAACGTAAAAACTATAAATACCAATATACTTATATTAAAATAATATGGAATCAAATATTATTGACCTACTTGCTACCGATGCTTCAGCATCAGAAATTTCTGATAGTATCAAAGCATCTCTTTATGCAAAAACGGTAGATAAAATTGATCAAATCCGCCCATTCGTTGCAAATGACTTATTGAGTTTATCTGATCAAGAAGAAACCGAGGATCAAGAATAATGGGATATATTCGTCATGACGAAAATAATAACCCAGTTTCTCCTCAACCAGGTGTATCTACTGTTTCATATCTTGGAGGTACTACCGGTTTGTCAACTGTCACCTACGAAAATTTTAATGTAGATTATCAGGCTCGTAATACAGATAATAGTCCAAGAACTCCTGGAACATATCAACGTCATGATAAAAATAATAATCCAGTTAGTGTAGGAACATATCAACGTCACGATAAAAATAACAATCCCGTAACATCTCCATAGTAAGATAAAGAAATGAAACTCATCACAGAAGAAATTTCAAACGTAAAGATTATTACCGAAGGTAAAGGTTCTAATAAAAAACTTTATATTGAAGGAGTTTTCCTGCAAGGAGATCTCAAAAATCGTAATGGAAGAATGTATCCTATGGAAACTCTTTCTAAAGAAGTAGGTCGATATAATGAAGCATTCGTCCAAAAGGGACGTGCTCTTGGAGAACTTGGACATCCTGATGGTCCTACCGTAAATCTTGATCGTGTTTCTCATAAGATCACTTCACTCACTCAAGAGGGCAGTAATTTCAGAGGTAAGGCACAAATCCTCAATACTCCTATGGGTAAAATTGCATCTTCACTTTTAGATGAAGGTGTAATGCTTGGAGTTTCTTCTCGTGGTGTTGGTTCATTAAGAGAAGATAGTGGTGGATGCAAAGTTGTAGGTGAAGATTTCATGTTAGCAACTGCTGCTGATATCGTTGCAGATCCTTCTGCACCTGATGCATTCGTATCAGGAATTATGGAAGGAAAAGAGTGGGTTTGGGAAGGAGGAATTCTTCGTGAGCAACTTGCAGAGAAAACTCAGAAGAGAATTAACACTCTTGCTGGGCAAAAAATGCTTGAAGAGCATAAATTGAATCTCTTCAATAATTTTCTTTCAAATCTTTAAATTATAAATAAATATAGATTAATAATAAATCTATAATCAAATGTCCGTTGGTAACAATTTACAAGAAATGGAAAACGTAGTAACCAAAGGCGCAGCTCCCGCAGAACCCATGCTGACTGCAGGTGTTCCTGTAGAGGACCTAGGCGGCCCTACTCCCGACAATTACAGAGTCGATGACGACTCTGCTAAGTTAAAAGAACCTTCTCTTATGCAGGTTCGAGATGTTGTTAACTCTAAAGCTGTTAAGGCTGAGGAAGTTGAGAACGAAGAAGAAACTATTTCTGAAGAAGAAGTAGAAACCTCCGAAGATACTGTTGCAGAATCTGAAGAAGTAGTCGCTGAAACTGAAGTTACTGAAGAAAGTGAGGAAGACGGCGAAGTAGTAGCAGAATATAACATGGAAGAGGATGTTCAAGCACTTCTTTCTGGCGAAGAACTTTCTGAGGAATTCCAAGAGAAAGCACGCACCATTTTCGAAAGTGCTATTAATTCTAAAGCTTCTTTAATCAAAGAAGAAATTACTGCAGCATACGAAGTAGCACTCCTAGAAGAAGTTACTGAGATTAAAAATTCTTTAACTGAGCGCCTTGACGCTTACTTAGAGTATGTTGCTGATGAGTGGATTCTAGAGAATGCACTTCAAGTTGAACATGGTCTCAAGACCGAAATGACTGAATCATTCCTTTCTGGAATGCGTAGTCTTTTTGAAGAACATTATGTATCCATCCCTGAAGAAAAATATGATGCAGTCTCTACTATGGTAGAGAAATTAGATGAAATGGAAGATAAACTCAACGAGCAGATCGAAAGAAATATTGCTCTAAATCATAGATTGGCAGAGTCGGTTTCCGATGTAATTTTTGCAGATGTCACTGAGGGTCTTGCGATTTCTCAGAAAGACAAACTCGCTTCTCTTGCCGAAAATGTTGAGTTTGATAGTGAAGAAAACTATCGTGAGAAACTAGTTAGTTTGAAGGAATCTTATTTCCCCAATAACACTAGTGCTCAAAGAGATGAATCCGAAACTATTTCTGAAGATACTGACGTTCAAGAAACACTCTCAGAGTCTGTTTCTCCCAGAATGGAAGCATATCTCCAGACACTCGGAAGAGTCGCTAAAAAGTGATTTTTAAATTATAAGTCAAACTAAAACTTTTTTAAGAGGTTAATTTCAAATGCAAAACAACGAGTATTTGCAGGAGAAGTGGGCACCCATCCTTGACTATCAAGGACTCGATGGCATCAAAGATTCCCATCGTAGAAGTGTAACCGCCACCCTGCTAGAAAATCAAGAAAAAGAACTCCGCGAGCAAGCTGAGTTTTTAGGAGAAGCTCCTATTGCAAACTCCGGTAATGCAAATGGTGCATCCGGTGCTTTTGGTTCTGGTTCTTCTACACCTACCGCTGGTTTTGATCCCGTTCTGATCTCACTGATCAGACGTTCAATGCCCAACCTCATCGCATATGATATTTGCGGTGTTCAACCAATGAGTGGTCCTACTGGACTCATCTTTGCAATGCGCTCTCGTCTGGCAAGCCAGACCGGAACCGAAACCTTCTATGATGAAGTCGATTCCGCATTCTCTGGTCAGAATGGTGCATTGTCACTTGCCGATGGTACTAACGAATCTGTCGGTTTCGGTACTACCGCACAAAGTGGTAACAATCCTTCCTTACTCGCATCTGACGACACTTATAATGTCGGTCAGGGTATGGATACTGGTTCCGGTGAGCAACTTGGTGGCGACACTGGTGCGTTCAACGAGATGGCATTCTCAATCGAGAAGGTCACCGTTACTGCACGTTCCAGAGCACTGAAAGCCGAGTATTCATTAGAACTCGCACAAGACCTCCGCGCTATTCATGGATTAAACGCTGAGGCTGAGTTAGCAAACCTCCTTTCTACTGAGATTCTTTCTGAAATCAATAGAGAAGTTGTTCGTACAATCTACAAAACTGCTAAGCCTGGTGCTCAAGCAAACGTTGCAACTCAAGGAACATTTGACCTCGACGTTGACTCCAACGGTCGTTGGTCTGTTGAGAAGTTCAAAGGTTTGATCTTCCAGATCGAAAGAGATGCTAACGCAATCGCGCAGCAAACTCGTAGAGGGAAGGGCAATATCATCATCTGTTCTGCAGACGTTGCTTCCGCTCTGACCATGGCTGGTGTACTTGATTACACCCCTGCTCTCAACGCTAACCTTAACGTTGATGACACTGGTAACACCTTTGCTGGTGTTCTTCAAGGTAAGTATCGTGTATATATCGATCCTTATTCGAACAACGTTAGTGACAGTCAGTATTATACCGTTGGTTATAAGGGTGCTTCCCCTTATGATGCAGGTCTGTTCTACTGCCCTTACGTTCCTCTTCAGATGGTTCGTGCCGTTGGTCAGGATACCTTCCAACCCAAGATTGGTTTCAAGACCCGCTATGGTCTTGTTGCTAACCCCTTCGCACAGGGAACTGATGTTGGCGCTGGTGCTCTCACCAAGAACTCCAACGTTTACTACAGAAGAGTCAAGGTTGCTAACCTTATGTGATCCATCCGGTTCACACCTTTTAAGACTCCTTTCGGGGAGTCTTTTTTTTTACTTTATTTTTAAAAAATTATGATTATATATTGGACTGATAACTTTAAATTAAATAAAAAAGATCTTAAAAAAGCAATAAAAAAAATAAAAAATGATCCAGAGTGTATTATTTCTAAAGAAACAGAAAAGTGTTATACTTCAAAAACAAAACTTAGGTGATTTTATTGTTTTTCCAAGTTGGGCACTTCATGGGACAGATCCTATTGAATATGAAGAAGAACGGGTTATAATCGCAGGAAATATTAATTTTGACGAATTTTGTGGAAATAATGCAAACCTCACTCCCACTAGTATAACCAAATAAAATTGTTTTTGTGGGTAGATTAGATTACGATTCAAAAAACAGTGAACATACTAAAAAAATTTTTTTTAGTCGCAGGCAGAAAAATTAACTTAAAATATAAATAAAAGAAATAAAGACAAAAAAATGAAACCTACTCCTAAAGAATCTAAGAAAATTCATGAAAATTATGAAATAGTTGTTGAGCATCTTATCGAAGAGGGGTATACTTCTGACGAAGAAGGTGCTGGTAAAATTATTGCTGGTATGAGTGAAGAGTGGTTTAATTTAATTATTCTAAAGTGAGATGAAAACTTTTCGTGAATTTTGCGAGGATGCAAACATTCAAGAATTTTGGAATCCTTTCGCAAAAAAACCAAAACCTACTGCATCTAAACCTAAACCTAATCCAAATGTTTTGGCATATAAGGATTATAAATCTGGAGTTTTAAATAAGATTACCGGAAAGTTTACTCAAAGACCACATACGTCTGATGAGTCACAACGCTACGGTTGGAAACCTAAAACTGCAAGTTCATATGGACCTAAAGATACTACTTCTCAAGGTTACAATACTGGTAGTGACAATGTACAAAGAACTGCTGATGGAACTCCATTTGCAGGATCTACAACAGGTGTAGCAGTTCCCTACAAATATAAAGAGGGACAAACACCAAAGGGTGTATGGAAAGGAACACCTTCCATTCCTTTCGGTACCAATTTGAAAATCACTCAAAAACCAATGGGAACATCAACAAAAGTTACCAATGCAAAGGTAAGAGATACTGGAAACTTTGGTGCTGCAGGAGAGGTAAATAAAAGCACTAATTTTGATTTGATGCGTCAAACTTCTAGAGAAGTGACCGGAAATCCAAATCTTACACCCACACAATGGGGTAAAAGAAAAATTTATGTGAAATATCCCCAATCCAATTAAAAAAAATTATGGCAATAAATCCATTCAATAAACAGTTAGATAATAGAAACTTTTTATCCCCTGTTGGATTCGAATTTACTTTAGCGAATTATCCTAAAGTTTCTTTTATGTCCAATTCTGCAAGAATACCACAAATTACTTTACAAACTACTCAACAGAATACGTATTTAAAAGTAATAGATGTTCCTGGAGATCAGTTAATTTACAATGACTTTAGTTTTAAATTTTTAGTTGATGAAGATTTGGTAAATTATAAAACTATTCATAATTGGATGACTGCATTAGGTTTTCCAGAAACTACTCAACAATATGCTGACCAATATTTCAGTGATGGTTCAAATGATATCAATAACTTTTTTAGTGATGGTACACTAATTATTTTAAATAGCAATTATCGCGGTAAAGCGCAAGTCAAATTTAAAGATTTATTTCCCGTATCCTTAACATCGCTAGACTTTACTGCTACAGATACCGATGTAAACTACTTTACAGCAGAGGTCAGTTTCAAGTATACTGTGTATAATCTACTTGATATGCAAAATAAACCATTATGAATCTTGAAAAAATTCAGGAGATGTGGGAAAAAGATTCTCAAATCGACCCTGATAACTTACATGATGAATCATTAAAAATTCCACAACTTCATTCGAAATATTATACCTTATACAATACCATCACTCTTTTAAGAGAAAAAGCAAGAGGAACTTATAATCGTATAAAATTAGAAAGATACAACTACTACACAGGAAAGGCAACAGCAGAGGTTTATGCCGAAGAACCATTCCCATACAAAGTTAGAGACAAAGAGGCATTACAGAGGTATCTGGATGCCGATGAGAAGTTAAATACTATTGATTTGAAAGTTCGTTATTATGACGTAATGCTTAAGTTCTTAGAAGAGATTATAAAGACAGTTTCGAATAGAACTTTTCAAATTAAAAACTCAATAGACTGGCACAAGTTTCAAGCAGGTTTTAACTAATGGACGATGAATATTATTCTATCGAATTAAATATCAGAGGAATCAGACTTATCCACGAAGGTCTTCGACAGGCAGTCCAAAAATGGTCTGGTGGAGAACCAGAAGAACAAGAGAACTTAATTGCGATGAGAGATAATTTTTATAGACTTATTTTAGAACATCAGTTTGACAGCATGAACTAAATACTTGTAGGTGAACCTATGAGTTATGTCTCATTTGATTATATCAAAAAAGAATGAAGTATATTTACAGGTTAAGGCAGAACCTCATGTATACTACGAATTATCAGACCAGTTTACCTTTGAGGTTCCTGGTGCAAAGTTTATGTCCTCGTATCGTAGTAAATACTGGGATGGAAAGATAAGATTATTTAATACTCAAACCGGAGAGATTTATGTTGGGTTGTTAGATAAGGTTACAAAATTTTGTGATGACCACGGATATACTTATGAGTTTGTAAATAATAAGTATTATGGTCTTCCTTTTGAAACGAATGACTTTATTTCAAAGGAAGGTGTAAAAGATTATATGAATGCTATTTGCAAGTATTCTCCGAGAGATTACCAAGTTGAGGGAGTATACGACGCTTTAAAACATAATAGAAAGTTGTTGATATCCCCAACTGCTTCTGGAAAGTCTCTGATGATATACTCTGTTGTGAGATATTACGTTGAGAAGAAACAAAATATTCTGATAGTCGTTCCGACGACTTCGCTAGTAGAGCAGATGTATAAAGACTTTGCAGACTATGGTTGGGATGTAGGTTCATATTGTCACA